TCATTTCCGCACCAAAGCCGCCAGCAGCACCGTCCCTATCCCATAGGCAAGGTTCCGCTGGGCCTTCAGCCGTTTCTGTGTTTTATTGTTTTCTTTCTCGTACGCGGCTAAGGATTCGTTGGCAATCCGCAAGGATTCTTCCTGCCTGATCGAGGTCCTCTCCAGATCTTTCAATTGATTCCCGAGCCGATCGGACTGTTCCCTGGCTTTCTGTAATTCGGTCTGTGCTGCGGTCAATTGCGTCTCCAATTCCTCCATGCGTTTTTTCTGCTGACTGGATTCCTTCTGTAATCTGTTGTTGATGGTCTGCAGCTCGCTGATATTCTGCTCCAACTGGGTCAGTTCCTCTTCCGTTATGGTATACGTAGAGGCCCAAGACACCTGCGGAAAAGAGAATAACAAGCAAAACAGCAAGACCCAGGCGCTTTTTCTCAATCATCCCCACCCTCTTTCTTCAGATGACCAAAATAAAAAGAAAAACGCCGGTTACCATGCCCAAAAGATAGCCTAACAGAAATTCATCGCTGATCCGCCACATGTTCATGGTCTCTCATCCTTTCCTGGCCACATAGTCCGTCACCCCGCGAGCGATGGCACGGGCAAATTCGTCTTTCCGATTCATCAGAAGCTGCACATCGTCCTTGTTGGTGATGAAAGCCGTTTCCACAAGAACAGCTGGCATATCCGTTTCTCGGAGTACAGCCAGCCCAGGCCGTTCCTTTACGCCCCTATCCACGGTCCCCAGGCTCTGGACGATCTGATCCTGGATGCATTCCGCCAGGGCATTAGTTTCTTCACTGTTCTCGCTGTACACCAGGGTCTCCGTCCCCTGGGCTTCTTCTGCAGCGGCCGCATTACAGTGGATGGAAAGAAAAAGGTCCGCCTTCCACCCATTGGCGCTGGCACAGATATTGGTATAGTTGGGAGATTCCCCGCAGAGATTGTCGGACTGGACCAGCATACAGTCATAGCCCACCCGGTTCAGGTACTGCTGGACTCCAGCTCCGATTTCTTTTACGATATCCGCTTCGGTGACTCCGTATTCTTCATTGACGGCCCCACTGTCCACACCGGGCATATGCCCAGGATTAATAAAAATCTTCATTTCTTATCCTTCTCCTTTTCAAAATGATCCGGGACTCCGTTTCCATCAAGATCCACAAAGCAGCCTGCAATAAAGGTGACGAACCCCACCATGGCAGGCCCCACCAGTTCCCGCACCATGGCCAGAAGGTCCGGCAGCTGGATCTTTCCCGTCACTGCCAGATACATCCAGAATCCATAGTAGGAAACTACAAAAAGAAAGACCGTCACAAGATACCCTATGACGATCCATTTGATGGGCTGCTGGAATTGGTTCAAGCGAACCCTGACCATATCCAGTCCCTTAGATAAGAATCCCTTTACTTTTTCGAACATGATGTATTCCCCAGATTCCGATTGTGGTCATGGATTTTGTCCACTTCTCCCTTCAGGTCTTTGTACCGGTGCCAGAGATTGGTAATATTCGTCTCCACACTTGCCTGGGCCACTCGCATTTCATTGATCAGCCCTGTCAAATCTTCCAGTGCCTTGGTATTATTGTCGATGCTTTTGTGGAGCGCCCGATTCTCGATTTTCTGGGGACGCAGGATGAGCCAGCACCCGAATACGGCCAGAGCACTGATCACTGCGTTCACAAAGGTGTAGCTGATGAAATCCATGGTCTTACCTCCTTTCCATTACCGCTGGCCGCCCGAAACATGGAGGGCCCGCCCTTTGTACCGTCCGCATTGAGGGCCGCAGTACACGTCTTCCGTAGGACTCCAGGCAAAGGAAAACCAGTTCTCCCCTTGGGTCAGCTCCTGGGTCTGGCCGGCGTGGCTCACATAAACCGGCTCCTTCCAGAAGGCAGAGCGTTCAAACACCAGGCTTCCCTCGATCCGGCCGTAGTGGATCTGGGCCTTCACATGATGCACAGTCCAGCTAAAGGCCCGGTCCAGTTTGTGGAGGTCCGCCATGACCACGTGGGGAAACCGGGAGAAGTCGTGAGTGCGGCTTCGGAGTTCCGGCTGGCCCTTAGGCAGAAACACCTTCATGAAGATATCCTTCCCGGACTTGTCGATCTGCACAAAAGAACACAACCCCAGGGTCCGCAGCAGCTCCTGGGGCCCCAGATCCATCACCTGAAGGATCTCCCGGAAGTTGAACAGAGGGTAAACGGACCCTGTGACGGGATTCTTCTGGATCACTGTGGAGGATCCGCTCCGAAGGGCATCCAGGTTGATGGCCACCAGTTTGTTGCTGCAGGAAAAGCTCAGCCGATTCCCTTCCAGATCCAGCGCTATGGTATCCTCCGTCTGCACCGCTTCCGGGAAGATAAAGAGATGGTTCATGGCCGGTTCACTTCCTTCTGGAACCAGGTGTAGAGGGCCTTGTAGAACCGGCACTCCTGGGCATGCTCCTGGCTGACGATGCAGGCCCCGCCGCACATATCGTATACGGAGCACTGACGGCACCCAGGGTTGATGGAATCAAGGAGAGTCTGCTGTTCTTTCAACCAATCCGTCCCCAGTTTCTCTTTTCGGATGTACAGGCAGGGATAAGCCTGCCCTTTGGCGTCTACTTTCCGGATGGTACGGTTGCTGCAGTAGGTCTCACCGTACATGTACTGGACTTCCCAGCGCCGTTCCAGGGTCTGGTAGAGGCCTTCATACCGCTTGTCCCGGATACCGAACTTCCGAAGCCGGGACAAGTAGAGTCCCGCATATTTTTTATACTGCTCCAGGATTGAAGCGTAGTCCTCCTGGGTCAAGGCATAAGGCCGGTTGGCTTCGCTGGTCACATGCATAAGGTGAGGAAAGAAGGAAAGAGGACGTCCGATGACTTTCTCCTTCTCCCGAAAACGGTCCATAATAGCCCCTAAGTCCGTATTACCATGGTAGAGAGTAGTGGAAACCGCCAGATCCGGATAATCCCAAAGAGCGGTGAAGGGATCGTACCCCCGCAGGTCCTTTTCCGCCCCGTCATAGCTGATGCAGATCTGGAAACGGTGCTCCCGGAAGTACTCCATGTGCTTTTCGATTCCGATGCCGTTGGTGCTCACCGCAAACTTCGCCTTAGGTACCGCAGCCACCACCTTCCGGATTTCCTTCATATAAAGGAGAGGCTCGCCTCCCATGAACTTGATGGCTCCAGGAGGATCGCGCTTCAGTTCTTCCAGAAAGCTCTCAGCGATTTCTCCTTCCCCGTCCGAAGCCTCCCGGTGACAGTAGGCACAATGCAGGTTGCACTGGCTCCCCAGGTAAAGGGTGATTTGATAATGATTCAACAAATCCATACCATTTTTCTGCATATCAATCCTGCTTTCCCACAAATACCAGATAGTCGTTCCACACTTCATACCACTTCCTGCCCAGCTTGATCTTCACCGGGCCTTCGTACCCAAAGGGATACAGGCGGAAACTGCCCGTTCCCTTCACAAGCCTTACCCGTCTGTTGTTCACCAGGCCGGCAGAAGATTCTACAAAGACTTCTTCGTCATCAATGTCCCGGTTCAACTTCTCCTTCGTAGAGAAATCTCCCTTGTATTTTTGGATGGTAAAATCGATATAATCTTTATCTCCTTCCGGGGTGAAGGGTTCTTCCGGGTCTCCGTCAATCAGGTATCCTTTCCGATTGGCCATAAGTTCCCGGCCCCCAGCGGAAAGGCTGTAGCTGTCCCACAGTTTCATCCTGGGATGATCCCCCAGGATCAGGTCGCTGGTGCTGAAGGGCAGCAGTTCGTATTCCTGATCCGTGTCAATGGTCAGATTCTCCTTCTGCCCGTTGAACATCCGCACCACAATATCCCGCTGGCCTTCCGCCATGATGCCCGTATCGATATCGAGGATGGTAGTATTTCCATAAAGCTGGGTCAGAACGGCAAAGTCCAGCTTGATGGATACTCCCAGCCGGTTCAGATCCAGAAACCGATAGTCCGAAGCCATGGGACGGCGGAACAGTTTCACGGTTCCGTTTCCTTCCGTCAGGACGTAGGAATTGTAGGGATGCAGGGTCTCAATGACGTCCGTCCCCTTCCGGCTCTCGCTGTTGCTGCTGCATTCCGCCTTACAGTAATCTCCCCGGATTGTCAGGTGGATGATGTAGTCCGCATTGGATTCTTCGTTGTAATAGATCTTGAGCATTACCCTTCCTCCTTGTCCGCCACATCGTACCCATTCACGAGAACGTCCTTGCCGCCCTCGATGGAAAGGCGATACCCGGTGACTTCTTCTTTCCGGATTTTCATCACATCATCCTGCATCTTCCGGCCTTCAAAGAGCATCTGGATTCGACCATTTATGGCTTTTCGCACATTCTTCAGGGATATGGCACTCCGCAAACCAGTCAGGGTAAACAGGATGCTGTTCCCCGCAAGGACCAGGTCGGCATTTCGTTCAAAGTGCAGGGTCTGGTGGAGCTGGACCCGTTCCACCTTCAGCAGCTTTCGGGCCCGATGGCCCCGGTCCACCACTAGCATCCCCGGTTTCAGGTTCTCTGCCGGCACCGGTCCTTCCGCCGTACTGACGTTTCCTTTGGCAATAATCATGAATCGTTCCTCCTTTAGCTGTCATCCGAGCAATCGCAGTTGCAGTCGCAATTGCAGTTCTTGGTCATGTAATACTGGCATTTCTGGCATCCCTGGCAGGTTTGGCACCCTTGACAGGTCTGGCAATTTTGGCATCCCTGGCATGTCTGACAGGATTGACACCCCTGACAAGTCTGGCAGCAGTTGGCCTGGCAACAGTTTCCCGAAAAGGCTTCCTCCAGCTTGTTTACCGCTATTTCCAGGGCAACCACGTTGATTTTCTTCACCTTGTCATAGTTCATCGAGGAAAGGTCGATGGAAATTTTCGTCTTTGTGGCAAGGGTTTCCAGACCCGATTGGATGTCCGTCAGGTCCTTTTTCCACACAATCTCGTTCTGCCTAGCCATCTTATGGCCCTCCTCCCGAATCATCCGAACAGTTACAGTTGCCACCAGTGCAGTTGCAGTCACATTGCCCTCTCGTCTGGCAGGTGCAGTTTCTCGAGCTGCACTAGCTGATGCTCTGACAGGTCTGGCAGGAACTGGACTGGCATTTTGTGCTCTGGCATCCCTGGCAGGTCTGACACTTTTGGCAGGTCTGGCAAAAAGTGCAGTTCCCACAGTTGTCCACGTTGGCCCCGTAGGTATTCAGCTGTTCCAGGGCCTTTTGGAGTTCCGTCACATGGATGGCCTTCACCTTCAGCTCACTGGTATCTTTGAGAGCTGAAGTGTCCGTGAAGGTGGTCTTATTGATGGTTCCGTTCTTGGCCATGGTTCTTCTCCAATAGCTTCTGCCCGTACTGCTGGATGGCCAAAAGGACCGGGGTAAAGACGGCCCGCTTCAGCCTGCAGTAGGATTCCTTCCGGGCCTTATCCCCCACCAGCTTGCAGCCTCCCTGGCAGAAGGCAAGGGCTGTACAGGCCAGGCACTCCTTCCGGTGTTCATGGGTATGGTCTCCTGCAAGGATCCGCTGCAAATAGGTGAAATATCCATCCCGGATGGTGCCTGCCTTCCGGGATGGATTGTGGCAGGGATACAGGTTCCCCTGGAGGTCCAGGTTCAGCACCGTCAGCCCATTTCCGCAGGCAGCGGTATACCGGGTCCACTTTCCCTTTCCTGCCAGGTAGAATTCCTTCAAAGCATGAAACATCTGCCGGATATAGGCTTCTTCTGTATATCTTTCTGGAGGAACCCGTTTTCCGAAGCCATCCAGGAACCGGAGTGTCATTTCCTTCATTTCCCGCTCTACCCGGTCGTAATCAATAGCCAGCAGTTTCTTCTTGGGAAGGCCGGTATCCATGATTTCGTCCAGGTTCACCGCTATCTGGTACCCATGGATGGCACTGTACTCTTCAGAAATGGCCTGGAAAGCCTGGAGAACTTCCTGAGGATAGGCCCGAGCGGAAAGAACGGCAGAAAGACAGAGATGCTCCAGGGCCAGGATCCGTTCTCGGGTTTCCGGCACAGAAAACACATCATACCCTCTTGTTTCCCTCACATGTGGGCCATCCCAGGACACACAGACAGAAAATTGATGGGCATTAAAAAAACGGACCATTTCGTCCGTCAGAGCCCGCCCGTTGGTGATGATGCCAAAGGTCATGTTCAATTTTCGCTGTTTCACCACAGCCACCACTTCCTGGATGGTCCCAAAGTACAAAAGAGGCTCTCCACCATAAAACTGCAGGTGGAGGGGCCGGGTATTCTCTTCAGCCACTTCCTCCAGAAAGTCGTAGATTTCGGGATTCACCTCACCTGTTAAAGGCTTATGGACCAAAGGATGCTGCAGGCAGTAGGCACAATTCATGTTGCAGGAATTTCCCAACATGAGGAATACCGTATTGATGTTCCGTCTTAAGTATTTCATCTTCCACTCCTTACTATGATTTTTACCAGCCGCACGTTTTCTGCGGTATCGTCCTTTACAATCTGCCCCACCGCCTGGGTGATGTTTTCTCCCGGAAGGGCCATTCGGCCGACTCCCGGCATCTCCGAAGGAATGACCCATCCACCCTTTTTGGCTTTCCCGTACATCCGGACAGGGACACGACCGGCCAGGGCTACCGGGATATAAGTGGGGAGATTGACCTTCAGGATATCATCCCCTGGAGAAAGTGTCCGACCGCCGATGATGGAGGCAAAATCTTCCGTATGGACCCCCACCACACACTGACTGCTGGAAGTTGCCTTGCTGTACTGTTCTTTACCGGATGTTTCATCCAGGGCAATGATGTCACCACGCTGGGTATCGTCACCCCGGGGAAAGAATTCAGCGTAGTCGTTATAGACTGCGTTGTAAACTTTCGCGGCGGTAAGCGTACCGGTCAAAGTCACATTCCCTTCTGCATCCGCTGCCACAAAGCGGCTGTCGTTGGTCAGCTGGCTGGTTTTATCCGGGATGGTGGGCCTGTCTAACAGATCCTTGTAACTTCCACTTTTGGCCACGGCCGCAAGGGATCCCGCCTCCCCGGTCAGTTCTGCCTTGGTGGCATAGGTCTCTGCAATATTGTTTCCCTTCCCATCGGCCAGAGCTGCCTGGGCCATTGCGGTAGCATCCAGCTTTTTCCCTATGGCCGTCATGATGGTGGTGGCAAAGTTCGGATCGTTCCCCAGGGCATCCGCCAGTTCCTTCAGGGTATCCAGGGAGGCATCGGAGCCATTCACCAACTCTGCAATTTTCTGCTTCACATAGGCCACGTTGGCGATTTGGGTACTTTGGGCGTTTGCTGCAGGAGTCGGAGCTGCCGGAGTCCCTGTGAGGACCGGGCTGTCCACGTTCGCCTTCACCTTCAGATTGATCTGCATCTGAGCCAGTTTCTCGGCGGCACTCTCGGCACTTTGCCTGGCCATGGTGGCCTGGGTGGCGGCCTCTTCCTGGGAGGCTTTGGCTGCCGTTGCACTGCTGGCAGAGGCTTTGGCACTGGTGTCCGCGGCCTTGGCACTGGCGGATGCTTCGGCAGCACTTTTGGAAGATGCTTCTGCCCAGGTCTTGGCGGACTTGGCTCCGGAAACCCCATCCGGTTCTGTTGCACTTTCCGCCCAGGCCCGAGCAGTCTCTGCCCAGGTTTTAGAAGATCTTGCATCTGTAACTCCGTCCGGGTTGGCATCACTTTCCGCCCACTGCCGGGCTGTATCTGCCCAGACTTTAGAAGAACGGGTCCCTTCCCCGGCGGGAGGGCTGTCGCTTTCCGCCCAGGCTTCTGCCATGTTCTGGCTGTTGAGGGCATTTTCCGCATATTCCCCGGCCTTGTTTCTGTATTCTCGGGCCTGATCCGCGGCATAGGTATCCGCCACATCCCCCAGTTCCACTTCCGTGTTGTTCTGGACGGAGAGCGTCACTTCCACATTGGCAGCATCAGACATTGTGGGCCACCCCCTTGATGATGAAAGATTTGGTAAAGAAACAGGTCAAGATTCGCTCCGTCTCGCTGTTCATAATGGCCAGGTCGTAGATATAGGCACCGGGCTCCAGAGAATCCAGTGCGCCCTTGGGTACCACCACATCCACGAAGTTGTTGTTGGGGTTGTAGAAGGTATCCGTATACACCACTTCCGAGGAATTGGTGGTCTTCTTGATGGCAAAGACCACTTTGTCCGCGTTGGTCAGCTTATAGTTGCTAAACCGGAACCGGATGGAAAAGGTATCGTATTGGGATACCTGGATGTTTTTGTTTTCGTCAATGACCAGCATCTTAGCCTCCTCCCGAATCGTCGCTGCAGTCACAGTTACAATTGCAGTTGCACTGGGAATTCTCTTTCCAGTATTCTTCCGTATGAGACCGGTTCACCAGTTCCTGCAGGATGCGCCGGAGCGTGTAGGTTCCTGCGGGGATACCCCGGTGTTTCCGGATATGGTAAGCAGACTTGATAGACTGCAGTCCCGGTGCCGATGTAGGTCCAGTCTCTACGTCCCAGGAATTCAAGCCCAGCACCCGGGCGTCCTTGTCCGCCTGGGTGCTGGACGTGACGGAAATCTCCACCTGGTCGATCAGCCGGTCGTCCGTCAGGGTCCCCATCCCGTTATAGGTCACAAGGACGGTCTTCCCCGCATCGGCGGCAGAAAATTTCAGGGTTCCCGTGTTCCAGCCCTCAATACCATGCTCCGTAGTAAGATAATCCGGCCAGTACTGCCCCTGGGCCGGTTCTTCCGACACTTCCGTCAGGAGATTCCCGTTCTGGAACTTCACCTGCAGCGTGGTGGGAGACGTCTTCTGGGGCACTTCCGCCAGCCGGATGGTATAGGGACTGTTGCTGGGGATCACGTGTCTTTCGTCGAATATCTTCTTAATGTCGAAGGTATTTTCAAAGGGATTGAATCGATAATCATGGATGGCCATCAGCTTCCTCCTTTCCATTGTTTCAGGGCTGAAGACTGAGACTGCTCGATATCCTTGGACCGCCGTTCAATTTCCGACAGATACCGGTCCACGGAAAACAGTGGCTCGCCCAGCTCCATTTCGGTCTTGATGCCCTTTTCCCCGGAGAGGGTGTATTTAATCTTCTTGATGGGGTAGGTATCTGCATTCCCGTCAAGACGCCTTATCTCCGCCAGCCCGTCCGTGGACATATGGCGGACGTTAAAGGTCCCATCCGGATAGGGATACTCCAGCCTCACTCCGCTGATCTTGGCGGACTTCACCGGAGCTTTGTACTGGCTGATCTGGTTCTCCCCCCACCGTCTGGCATCGGCGGCATCGTAGGCTTCCGGCAGGTTCCAGACGGCCTGGTGGACCCCGTAGCTGTTCTGGCTATCCTTATCCTCCACAATGCACAGCCACTGCTCGCCCTGGTCGTCCACGCTGCCCCCCTTGATCCGGGCCCAGTTCACCAGCTTGGATACATCCCAGGAAGGGGTGTAGGAAGTAATGTGTTTTCCTACCGTAAGACGGGCCTGTTCGTTCACCGCCGTCTCTCTGCGGCGAAAGTACAGACACCGGTATTCGTCCACTCCGTATACGTAGTCCACGGCAAAGTCCGCCAGGGTGTTCAGGGCTTCTTTCACTGTCACCCCATCAAAGACCAGTTTCGTAGGACTGTACCCCACGCTCTGGATTTTGCTGTCGTTGTAGACTACCTGCAGGGTCTGGCGTTCCACCTGCCGGGCAATGTCTCGGACGATATCTCCCACGTCCGTATTTTCGTAGGTCTTCCAGATCATCACATTTTCCAGCCGGTTGTAGAAACCGTAGCCTTTGTACACAAACTTGGTGTCCGTTGTCCCTTCAATGGGCCGGCTGATGATGTACCCGCTGTACCAGGGCTTCCTGTCCCCATACAGGTGGATGTCGATGCGCTGCATATAGTCTAATTGGGTATTGGAAGGCTGCCGGTAAAAGGTGAGCTGACACTGGCCGCAGCCTGTGCTGGTGATTTCAAAAGTCACTTCGTTCAGGGCATTGGCCTCACTGCCTCCCCCGAAAATAGCCGTCCGGGTCCCGTCCTTTTTGTAGGCATAGACCACAAACTGACCGGGATAGTACTCATGGACCTTGCCCCGATCGCTGCTACCTTCTCCGGAACCGGTGGGTCCTGCAAAGATCCACCGGCCGAACAGGCCCCGTCCAAAGATGAAATTCGTCATACAAACCACCTGTTGGTATAGGTAATTTCCACCGTCCCGGCCCCGCCTGTGTAAAGAAACAGGTTGGCTCCCGGCTTGGCGTGGAGAAAGGTCCCGGTGAAGGCGTTGATGCTGTTATCCTTATCCCGCCAGACCGTTCCTTCCCGGCCGTTTACGATGGAGGTCTTGGGAGCCACCAGGAGAGCATCTGTTAGGGTAAACTTCTCTTTGGCTTCCTGGTGCCAGATGGTGAGGTTGGTCATCCGGTCTTTTGGGATAAACCGGAAGGTGAGAGGTGTATCCACGCTCCCCAGATTGTGGAGTACCATCTCAGCCTGCACCGTTGCCTGGGGAAAGAGGAATACCACTTTGGATTCCTGGACTTCGTACCGGAACGGGTCTGCCAGGAGAAGAGAAACGGTAATGTTGCTTCGTCGTTGCTTAAACCCGTTCTCGAACTTGTGCTTGATCTTGGACAAGCAGGCCACATGGTAGACTCGGTCCGGGCGACCGGCCATCAGAGAATAGTCGGTCTGTCCAAAGAAGGTATAGGCTTCGTTCAGCACTTCGTCATGATCTTCTTCCGTAGCCCCTTCCATGGAAAACTCCACCTGGAGAGTCCGACCGTCAATCTTCCCATCCCCTACAGCATCACTGCCATGGGCAAAGGCCCGGGACTGGAGCTTGCTCCGGAAGGTATAGCTGCCGCTGTCCGTAAGACTCCAATGGACCGGCAGCTTATATTCCACCCCGTCTTTGGTGATGGTCAGCCCCTGCTCTCCTTCTTTTCGTTCCGGAAATTTCATGTTATGCACCTCTCAGTCCCGCCAGCACAGCATCGGTGAAGCCATCCATCAGGTCCTCCAGATCTGCGGCGTTGTTGATGTCCCCGTAGTTGTTGAAGGTGGTGGCCACTTCCCGGTTATCATTCGCTTCGGAAGAATTCACAATCCCTTCTGCGATGCTGTCGAATACCGCCCGGTTGAGAGGCAGGGCTACTTCATCCCCGGCATCCCCCAGGACCCCTACTAGAGGTCTTGTGAAATACCCGCCTTTGGCATAGTGGGGAGTCTTTCCAGCTCCCTGTGCTGCTCCAGCAGCCGTATTGGTTGCTGCAGCCGCCATGCCGATTCCCACCGCTGCACTCGTTCCTCCAGTCAGAAGGCCCGTGGCCACAGGTCCCGCAGACGGGTCGATGACCAGTTTCAGCCAGGCCGCGGGAGCCAGAGCCCCGGCAGCTGCCGTACCTTGAGCTACGGTCTTGGCTGCACTGGCGGCATTCAGCTTGTCCCCGAAGAGAGCCGTCACCAGCATCCCGGAAAGCATCTGGGAAAAGTAGCTGGCGATGGTCTTCAGCATAGCCTTCCCCAAATCCATAAAGGCGTCTTTGGCATTTTTGGCCCCGGTCAGGATATCCGTAAAAGCCGTCTCCAGCCCGCTCAGGGTGGTGGACGCCATGTCGGCGATCAGTTCCAGGGGCCCCATGTGGGCATTCATATAGGCTTCCTGGTAGGTATCCATCAGGGATTTTTCCGCATCGATGTTGCTCTGCCGAAGGGCCATCTCCGCCGTCAAGGTTTGCTGGAGCATGGCCAGGGAATTCTGGTTGTAGGCTTCGTCAAGGGCTGCCTGGATATCTTTCCCCTGGGCAAAGTAGGCATTCTTCTCGTCCAGGTAGCTTTTATAGGCTGCAGCTTTTTCCAGGTTGGCCTGCTTGTCAAAGGCGATTTCATTGGCACTGGCCTGTTCATAGGCGATGCCCTTTTCCTTCAGGGCATTCAGGAACACCGCTTTTTCACTGGCCGTCAAAGAAATAAAGTCCTGAGAAAGTTTGGCATACTTGTCGTCAATGGACGCCACCGCCTTCTCCATGTCGGACTGCATCTTCATGACTTCCTGTTCCTGCTTGGAACCATACAGAGTGAGTTTAGCCGTCACCGCATCAAAGGAAAGGTCCCGGGCCTTGTTCATCAGCTCCCGGGTTTTGGCCTGTTCCTCAGAAAGGGCATCCAGCCGCTTCTGGGCATACAGCTCTGCCAGGCGGGTTTTGTCTCGTTCGTAGTTCTCATTGGCGGATTTGGACTTTTCCAGTTCATCCGTCTCTTCCTTGTACCACCGGTCCACCAGGGCACTTTTCGTCTGGAAGGTGCGGAACCATTCTTCCTCGATGCTCTTGCTGGTCTGGGCTGCGGCGCTGGCCAGCTGGTCCCTTCCACCGGAGCTTCCACCCCGTCCGCCCCCGCCGCCACCAGAACCACCACCTCCTCCCCCAGCAGGAGCCGGAATGTCCGTAACCCCGCCCCGGAGGTTGCTGAAGTCCGGCAGCTTGAATTGCAGTAGTCAACACTTTTTGGACACGACTACATAAAAATTAATCACTTATTATTTTGGTTTTATACATCTAAGAGCAGTGCCTTGGACAGCACTGCTGGAATCGCAGGACATCAGATGCCTTAGATTTGGACGCCATTAACAGATTATGCGACGACATGCGCTTCTCTGTACTGCTTTGGCGTAAGATAATTCAGCGAATACGCCGGACGCTCTTCATTGAAAAACACAATGTAGTCGTCAATTTCCTGCTCTACTGGTTTTTCGCCGGTAACATGGAGGTCCATAAACAGCTCAGCTTTAATCCAGCCGTTAATGGACTCCATGGCAGCATTATCCGTAGGCGTTCCAGCGCGCGACATGGAGCGATTCACATACATGGGCAGAAGCTCGTTATACGCCTTCGAGGCGTAAACGGAGCCCTGGTCACTATGAAGAATCATTTTGTATTCAGGATGAGTTTTCTTGAGTTCGAGAAGATTTTCCAATCCGCTGATGTATGTCATCCGGTCTCCACGCTTCGCTGACAGGGCAGGGCTGACAATCTCATTGTTCCAGAGGTCCATGTACAAGGTCAGCTCATAGTAGATACCCTTGACACAGAACGTGGTCATGTCGCTGACAATGCACTGAAGTGGCCCGTCAATGCTGAGTTCTGCGGAAAGCAGATTCGGGAATATTCTTCCCGGATCGCCTGGCTTCTTATACTTGTAGTGTTTTGCTTTGCTCTTAACTCCCGCAATCCTGCAGCATTTGTGCGCATACGGATCCGAAAAGGCAGCGCCGGTATCCAGACGAATCTTGGCATTCAGCCACCGGTAACCATGAGAAGGATACTTCAAATGGTATTCCGTAAACAACTGGATGTTGTCAAGCAGATTCTTGGTTCTTGGCGCGGGGGCTCCGAGATGTTTCTTCCAATAGTAGAAGCTGCTGCGGTTAATCCCCATAGTTTTACAGAGGAGCTTCACGGGGAATTCCCCGGATAGCTCAAGGATTACTTGGTATTCTTGCTGCTGTAGCGAATTACCGAACCATCTCCCTTCACTTCGTAACCTTTTTTTAATCGGGCCTCCGCTATGCGTGCTTTGATCAGCTCCTGAATCAGTTCGTCTTTCGACATGGATTCATAGGCTTCGAGGTTATGAGGTTCGGACTTCGTTCTTTCTTGAATCAATTTCTTTTCTCTGAAAAGCTGAGGACCCTTTTTAGGGGGCAATTGATTCTCATCGCGGTACATCCTCATGTAATCTCGGGCTGTCGAGGAATTGATGCCGTACTGCCTGGCTGCTTCATACTTGGTAATCTCACCGTCATAGATGCGACGGCCTATATCCAAGCGTTGTTCTTTGGTGTATTTCAT